CTTGGTCTTCAATGATTTTAGAAAAGACGATTGTCTTTCCACAACCGGTAGGTAATACTAAGAGCGTGCGCTTGCGACCTTTAGCCCATTCAGCCTGAACAGCTTCCCGTGCTTCCTGTTGATAAGGTCTTAATTGCATCCCTTACCTCCTAGAATTGCCCGGCTTGGTATCCAACTTGTCCTTGTGGTTGTCCAAAGTTTTGCTGCGGTTGTTGGTAGCTAGGTTGTGGAGCTTGTCCTACTTGTTGGTTCAATACCTTTGTATAGTCAACATCTTCAGCATAGATCATACCCTTAACTTCGTTGTACTTGTCGCCATTGTACTCACGAACTCCGACCTTACATACACCAGTTTTTCCTACGATGGCATTCCAATCCATACGAAGCGGTTCACCTTTACGTTTTTGGCCAATAGCACCAAAGAACGCTGATAACATACCTTCAGTTGAGCTATGCAAGAATAAGTTGTGGCGCAATTCTGTTTTGCCTTCATTTGCAACGATTTGAATATGAACGGTCGCCTTGTTACATGCTGGCAATTTACCTGGGTTCTGTGGGTTTGGCGTGTGACGTCCACGCTCGTAGCTCTTAACTGTGAAATTGTATAGACCTTCAGGCAGCAAGGTGAATTCAACATCTTTTTGGATAGTGTCATTCCAGTCGTATTCGCGTTCAAAGTTGTTAAATTGTTGTTGTGTCATGTTGTTTTTCCTCTATTTTCTAAAATTTTTATTGTATTTTGCTATAATTTCTAATTCCCAAAACTTACACGGTAAAGGGTAATTCTGGATCTGCTCGAACCTGATTTTGAATAACTTCCATAGTCGCCTGCCAGTGAGAGACAATCATATCCCAATAATCGGGCGGGAAGTTTTCAATCGGAGTTCCTAGCGGGAAGTGCCCACGGATGTATGCGACTTTTTGAAGTTCTTCTTCTGTCACATTATTTTGAGACATGAGGTCGGTCAAACTCTTTGGCAAGCTTGCGTGATATGAAGCGGGAGCACTCTCTGGCTCGATAGGAACTTCATTTTGAGGTACTTCGGCAACTGTCGACATATCGAGAGGTATTTCCTCTTGAATTGGTTCAGGAGCTTGTGGTGCGCTTTGCTGAGGTTGTTCAACCTGTGGTTGTGGTACTTGTTGTTGACCAGCAAAGATATGAGCAATACCTGCGTAATTGAATGGCATTTCATCTGGCAAGCCGTGTCGGTTCTTCGCGTCCCAAGCCGGACGATGATTGGTATACATTACACGTTCACCGCCCTGAGCTTTCTTCTTGCCGTTGTCAGTAGTCATAACCAAGGTCTTATAATTGGCAAACAGAACCATGTCCGCCCATTCTTTTACAAGTGGCGCCGTTTTCGAACCAGTCTTTTGACCAAGTTTCAATTCGTAACGGTCATAAGAGCCCATCTCATCCGGTTGTTCAAACTTCTTGATTTGAGCGTGTGCAGTCAATACTACATTGATACCCATATCGACTAGGTCAGATAAGGCATTTAAGAAACGCCCCATTTCTTCCTGGACGTAAGTGTAACCCTTGCCCCATCCAAAATCTTCAATTCCTTGTTTTCCGTGTTGTGAGCATACGTGAGCTACTGCTAATTGCTCTGCCCAGTCAACTGTATCAACGATGAGTGTTTTACATTCGGTTGGATTTGCCTTGATAAAGGCAATCTCATTGACCAGCATAGTCCAGCTTGTTGGCTTGTCTAGTCGTGCCACATCCATGTTATCTGTCGAACCTTCCGTATCGATAAACACGGGGTCTGGGAATTGACTTGCAAAGCTAGATTTTCCAATTCCTTCAGGTCCGTAGATAACTACCTTTTGAGCTCGCGCCCGTTTTCCTCTAGTAATCTGCATGTTTTAAAATCCTCCCTTCCATGTTTCAGGAATTTGTTTCGTCTCCGGCTTGACGCTATAGCCATCTTCAATCAAGATGCTACATTCGTCTCCTGTCGATACACGAGTCGCGATAGCTTGCAAGCCTTCTTGTTCAAGCCATGCGCCAAATTCTTGAAGAGTCAACTGATCCATTTGCTCCAGCTTATCAATAAGTACGAATCCACATTCTGGCTTCAATTTGCGCACAATAGCAGTCGCCACTTGTAATTGCTGGCTACCAGACATGTTATCCCAGCGCTGACCAAGATAGAGCAATTCTCCATCATCCACGGATAAGCCCGGCAGCGGTAAGTCTGCGTTCGTGAGCAAGTTTGTCTTCTGCTTGCGGATGTCATCAATCACATTATCAAGCTCCTTGTATTGCTCGCGATAACCCTTGGCATCTTCTTCGGCTTTATCTTTGTCAAGATTAGCACGAACTTTACGATTGATTTCGTCAATCTCTGCGATGTTGTTTTCGATTTCTTCAGTCGATTCATCAAGAAGATCCATAGCATCGGTATTCGCGATAGCCAAGTCTTGAGCTAACTGACTTTCTTTTTCTTTGGCATCATCCAGCAATTGCTCCAATCGTTCAACCTCTGCAGTTGCTGAAGCGTGTTGATTTTTGATAGATACCAAGTTCTGGCGCTTACGAGCGTTCTCACCATTCTTTGCAAGAATTTCTTGCTGCTGCTGAATTAGTTCAGTAATCGAAACAAGCTCTTTCGGTGCATCTGGGTAGTACGGTTGTTCTTTAGCGAACTTTTCTTTCTGGTCAGCAATCACACCAATCGCATGACGTTCGTCATACTTGGCTTTCTCTTGCATTTCAAGTTCAGCAAGTTGTGGACCGACTCCGATGATTTGTAGCAAAGTTTTTGCTTTTTCTTTACTTGTTTGCTCCATGAATTTTGGCAAGTTGATAGCCAACTCTTCAACAAAGCTATCCAGCAAATTTTGACCGGCTTTGTTACCGCTAGGGTCAATGACTTTGAGAGTGCTGTTCTTACCGCTACGCTCTACAATCAAACCGTTTGATAGTGTAATTTTTAAGCTAGGCGGAATTGTGCTGCCTTCGCGTTGCGCTTGGCTAGGTTTATATTTGTTGCCACCTAGCGCCCAAGCAATCGCATCTAGCACGCTTGTTTTCCCCTGGTTGTTATTTCCACCAACGATTGTCAAACCAGTTGCTGACGGCTCTAATTTGACCGTTTTAACTCGCTTGACGTTTTCAATTTCTAATTTATTGATTGTTACCATTTTTTAGCCTCCAATATATAGTTTCTTGACTAGGATTTGTTCCTCTTTAACTTCAATGTGCTTAAAAGCAAATTCCGTTAATTGAGCAATAACATCACTCATCTTCATGTCACACTCATTAGCAATATCAGCTACGCGATCGTATATCTCTTTTGGTAAACGTACCCGTGGGTAGCGTACTTCTTGAATTCCTTTATCCATCTTTTAGTATCCTTTCTAGTTCAATCCGACAGGTGGTTGTTCATCAAACGTGAATTTTCTGTCGCAGTTGCGAATGTTCATGCGTGCGATATTATTGAATTGGTTTCTACCTTGCTGGTAGACTTCAATAATCATCTTGTCATGTTCTTGCTGCTTACGCATCTTGTCTTTTGCTTTTTGTTCACCGTATGCAATTAGTGACAATACAATGAACAAACTAATCATAGTTGTTGCAATTCCTAAAAATTGGCTTGCTAAAGTTGGTTCTGTCATGCTATTTTTCCTTTTCTAGTTGTGAAATCTTAATTAAAAGTTTTTTCAATTCGTCCTTACCGTCGATGTACCCTACAACGTCATCTGTAATATTTGTATCGTAGGTTATTTCCCATTCTTCAGTTTCGTTATTATGTTTTAATACTGCTAACTCTAAACCGTACGAGTAAGGATTGTTAATAACACTTGCGCCAAAACCGTTTTTAAAGTGGTATTCATGTCTCGGGTATGTATAAAATGATATTGCAGTTTCTTCAAAACTTTCACATTCAATGTGAATTTTCGGTATAAAGTATTTCATGTTAAACTCCTGATAATTTTTCTAAGTCAGCTATACGCTGATACAAGATTTTATTTTCTTCTCGTTCTGCAATCAATTCACGGTTCAAGTCCAATGCGACTAATCGCCAATCAACATTTTTTTCTTTTGGTTCATTGTTGAAAAACCATTTTGTGATTCCGTCTATTAGTTTCATGTTTAAACTCCCAATTGTTTTTCTTTCTTCAAGTTCTCCAACATTTCTGATAATGTTTCTTTTTTAGCACGATAACGATTTCTGCTTTTCCATTTCACGAAAAGTCGAAAACCTTCGTAATTGATGAATACAA